ATTGCCATAGCAATAGCAAATCCTTTAGTGGCAGAACTACCTGCAGCATACGTTTTTACATCTGATGCAGGAATAGTTTTCATTGTTCCACCATCATTGACAACAAAACCATCAGCATCTGCTACTGTTATAGAACTACCAACAGAAGTACCACCATCTAGTAAATTTAGTTCTGATGCTGTTGCTGTTACGTTAGTACCGCCAATATCTAACGTTGTCAAGGATACTTCACCTGCAACTGTAACAAGTCCATTAGCAACAGTTATTAAATCTGTGTCATCTGTATGACCAATAGTTGAACCATTAATAAGAACATTATCAATATCTAATGAACCACCAGATATAAGTCCTGTAGTAGTAATAGTAGAAGAACCTGTGTCAATAGTTCCAAACCCAGAGGTAATACTACCAGAATCTAATGCTCCTGTAGTTACAAGGTTAGGCATTGCAGTTATTTCATCATCAAAGTATGCAGCAAGGTCTGTTACAGCCACTTGAACCATAGTACCGTTGTCGTTCATAACAACACGATCTGCATCTGCCACTGTAGTTGATGTAGCAGATGTATTACCATCTATTATATTTAACTCTGCTGCTGTACTAGTTACACCATCTAGTATGTTTAACTCTTCTGGTGTAGCGGTAACTGCAGTGTTACTTGCTGCAGCTAGTACAGGTATAGTACCACTTTGATTAGGTAAGTTAATAGTACGATCTGCTGTAGGGTCTACAATAGTAAGTGTAGTTTCGTGTGCATCTGCTGTAGCACCTTCAAATACAACAGCGTTAGCTGCTTCCATTGTTACTGTATTTACAACTGTAGTAGTACCACCAACAGATAAGTTACCTGTTATAGTAAAGTTACGTATACCTGTGTAGTCTTTATTAGAGTCTAGTATAACTGCTTTAGATGCTACGGCTGTACCTATTGCTGTTGAACCTATGTCCAGTGCGTTAAGTTCTCCTACTACTGCAGTAATACCGTCCAGTACGTTTAACTCTGTAGCTGTAGCTGTAACTGCTACATCCTCGTTAATCTTAGGAGATGTTAAAGTTTTATTAGTAAGTGTGTCTGTTGATACAAGAGATACTAATGTTGAGTTAGCACCTGCAGGTAACATTAAAGTATTTGTAACACCTGCAGAGTGAGGTTGTCCATACACCTTTTGCCCATGACTGTTGCTTTCACAGTTAAAGACTATTGCACCTGAGTTAGTGTTACCTCTTACAACAACTGTACCTGTTCCGTTAGGAGCTAAGTCAAGAGTAGCGTTAGAGGTAGTAACAATATCATTTCCGTTAAGGTCTAAGTTACCACCTAGCTGTGGTGTGGAGTCTTCTGATATATTAGATATGTTACCAGATACACCAGTACCTGCAATAATAGCACTTCTACTAATCTTTTTAAGACCGCCACCAGAAGTATCTACAGCTATAAATACGTCATCATCTGCTGCTGTGCTAATCTCACTTAGTGAAGTTACTAGAGTAGGATTAAAGTTTGTACCGTCTGCAATAAGTAAAGCACCTGCAGTATTAGTAGCCATTGTAAGATCATCACCACTAATAGTAAGATCACCACCTACAACTACGTCACCGTTAAATGTAGCCTTACCTGCAAGAGCCATGTCAATGTCAAGAGCAGTAATAGCACTAGAACCATCTGTACCTTTAATGGTAAAATTCTTATCTGCTGTGTCTACAGTAAATACTGCATCACTAGAATCATTTTTAAGAGTAAGGATAGATGTACCAGAGGCTTTAAAAAACACTTCATTTCCTGCAGCGTCAAGTATAATGTCACCACCTGAGTCTAGTGTAATGTCCGTTCCATCGTTAGTAATTGTATCAAGAGCAATGCTACCAACGTTTGTAATGTTAGCATCACCGAAAGAAGTAGCAGCTAGTGTAGTAGAACCAGATACAGTTAGAGCGCCAACATTAGCTGTGTCAATACTTCCTGTATCAATATTAGCTGTACCATCTATGTACAGGTCTTTAAACTGTAACGCACTAGAACCTAAGTCTACATCGTCATCTGTTGTAGGTAGTATAGAACCGTTGTTAAACGTAATCTGTGTCTCACCACCTGTAGTAATTGTAATTACATCAGAGCCACTAAATGCTATGCTTGTGTTAGAGTCAGCATCACCTGAGATACTGTCTAAGGATATGTCACCTGCGTTGGTAAAGTTAGAGTCACTAAGATCAAACGTACCTGTTACATCTAAGTTACCACCAATAGACAGGTTGCCTGATATATCTACTGCACCGTTTATGTCTATCGTTGTAGCAGCAAGTTGTATTTCTGTATCTGCAACAAGGTCAAGCTGACCATCTGCACTAGAGTTGATATAGATAGCTGTGTCACGAAATTGTAATTTTTCTGTAGAGGCAACAAGTATATCATCAGAAAACTCAAAGTAGTCCTCGTCTTCCATCCACTTTAGTACACCATCATTTGTCTCACCGTCAAACGTTAAGGTGATATCTGTTCCTGCTGTGCCTAAACCTATACTGATACTGTGACCTGCAAGCGTAGTTATAGGTCCACCTTCTCCAGTTGTACCATCGTGTGTGTGTCCTGTACTAGCAGCAAAGGCTGCAAGAAGCTGGTCAAACTCATCATTTGAATCTGATGCCTGTATTACGTCACCTTCTGTGTACGTGGACTGTCTTGTGTATGTAGCACCCATTAGCGTCTAGCTCCTACTTGGTATTCTAATTGAAATCCTTTTAGTGAATATGGCGGTGATTCACCATTATCATCTATCTTTAATGCAACAGTAAAACCTGAACCTTCTACTGGCTGTCTTACTAGAGGCTGTGAACCCCCACCATAAACAAACTGTGTAGCAGAGGATGCAGTGCTGTATGTAGAAACACCATACTGCGCCCCTAGTGTGGCTGTGGTTAAACTGTATGCAGCAGGTCTTGATGCTCCTACTGCCTCGTTGTCATATCGTAAAAATAAATCTGCACTTATATTAGCTTCTGGCTTGTAGTTAAGAATAACTCTGTGCATTGACTTTCTTATACCTACATCCCCAAAGTTTAAGTCAGGGCTTCTATATCTGCCTAGTATAGCAGTGCCATCAAAACTATCCCCTTTTTCTTGACGTTGTACATATCCATCAAAACTACCGTGTATAACTAGAACATCTCCTGCTTCTACATGTGTATCTGAACATGATGGTTTAATACCTAATGACTCAGCAAACTCAAAGCCATCACCTTTCATAACACATATAACACCTTTTGTTCTTGCTGCTGATACAGTGTCTTTTGTAAAAAATATTCTATACTGTGTTTTATCTGGTATGACAACGCTTTCAAAAAGGCTAGAGTCACGTATGTTCTCATCAAATAAAGACTGCACGTTCTTAGATATTGTACCAAGTTCAACGTCACCAATCCTAGCTGTACCAGCAACTGTACGTAAACCATCAGGACCAAGAAATATTAAATCCCCTGCAAATTCTTGAATAGTGTTACCATTTACACAACCAATGTTTCTAGTTACAGGCTCTACAGCAAAGTTAGCTAAAGCAGAACCTGTCAGTTTAAATATCCTATTCTCGCAAAATATAAATAAATTATCACGAAAAACCTTTAGTCCTACTATCGTATCGTCTACGTTGATACTGCCAGCACCATCCCCTGAGTCAAAGCCATCTTCATCAAACGGCTCACTAAATACTAGAGTTGACGGTGTTGTAGACTTACCTGCATAGAACATGTGGTTTCTAAAAGCAGCTACAAACTTTGATCCTGCTACTGTGCTTTCACTTACATCTGTTGCTGTCATAGATGAGTTAAACACAACAGGTGCATTAGCGCCATCCACACAGATTAGTTTCTCATTGCCATCAAAGTTAAATCTTTCAAAACCATACTTGTCTGCATTGGTTCTGCTTGCATCTCGCTCTGTCCAGTTCTCTGATACTGCTGCATCTACTGCATGATTAGCTGCAGTTGTGCTTGTTGTTGCTCTGGTAACACCTGTAAATGTTGTGCTAGTTATACCTGTGTACGTAAACTCTTCACTATCTATAAGTAATGTACCACTAGAACCAAACCCTGCAGTGCTATCTACGTTTAGTGTGCCAGAGCCTGACATTGAAGTTGTAGATACTATTTTTTGTAATAGCTCTGTAGAACCTGCGCTAAATATC